AGTTCTTCTTGGGTGGCTCCCACGAGACGTTTCGCCTGGGAGGCGGTCAGTCCCTTGGCTTGGGCCACTTCCATCCGCAAGGCGCGTTGTTCGGCGCCTACGGCACGTTGCTCCGCGGCTGTGAGCTTGTCGGCGAGCTTCTCGCCCTCCGACTTCTCCTGGTCCCGGAGCTTGGTGAGTTCACCGGTTGCCGTTGAAAGTTCCGACTTGACGCGGGCGTGTGCTCGCACGAGTGGATGATCGTCGGGGAGACGATCGGTCTTCGGTGGCTCAGGTGGGTTGGTTGGGGATGCGCCTTCACCGGGCGCGGGGTTTTCGTCTCCCATTTCGGGGGACTCCTTTGGGTATCGTCCCGACCGGTTCGGTCGAAACTCGATCAGGTGAGGGAACGACGAAACGCGTTTAGTGCGTCTTTGCCGGAGAGCCCCTTGGTGGTCGACTGCCACAGGGCCTCAAACTCACGACCACGACCGGGCCAGGTCGTGCGGGTGCTGTACACCGGTTCGGCTTGGCATCCGCAGTGAGCGTGAGCGCGGTAGCCGCCGACGCGCTGGGACCAGACTTCACCGCTCGTGGTCGACTGTCGGCTCTTGTACGCCGGTCCGCGGCTGGCGAGCATGGCGCAGAAGGCGCACGGGTTGCCGTCTGTAACTCGGATCCAACCGATCGCTTGCCGGTCCTCCTGGACCCCGAGGTCAATTGTGGAGCGGCCCCCGTTGAGGGCTTGGCGGGTTGCCTCTCCAACAAGGTTCGTGAATGCGACTGTGGCGGCATCTCGGCGCCCCAATGACACGGCCCGGCCAGCCTGAGCCGGTACTGCGATCCGAAGCGCCTCAACGTTGGTGTCACCTGCGATGCGGGGTACGAACCGTCCCTGAATACCTTCCGTTCGGCGGAACTCGGTGAAGTACGACGACGCCAGCCCTGCTGAGGTCCCGTTGGAACGTGCAATGGCAGGCATGGCGACCGACTCGAACTGTGTCCAACTACCAGCGATATCCTCGATGTTGAACAACGGCCAGATAGCAGCGAGTTCCTGCACGAGTCGAGCCCGCACGGTCAATTGGCCGATCCGGTGCGCTTCTGTCAGCTCAGTCCCGTCATCGGTGAGAGCCACGTTAGGCCGGTTGGGTCTGACGGTCCAGGGTTTCGCGGAGCAGACCGAGTGCGTCCCCGGAACGAATCAGCAACTTCCAGGCGTCGATGTCCTGCTGGGTAACACCTGGAATCCGTTCCCATGTGGCCTCGGCTGGCACACCGAGCATGGTCACCATCTTCCCGAGCGCATCAACGGTCTGAGCGAGCGACCGGGCTTCGGTGTCACGCCAACGGATCTGAGCACCATGACCGACTGACTGGCTGGTGTATTTCCCGGCAAGCCACAGAACCTGCTCCCATGATTCACCGAACGACGTTTCCCGTTCCGCCATCTTGCGGGTGTGTCCAACCTCGGCGGCGACCAGGGCCTCCGCCGAGAGGTTGACCATCTGACCGAGCAGGTTGTGAGGCGGCACCTGTGACACGATCCCGAACTGCTCGAGGGTTGCCTGACGGGAGTCCAGGTAGCCCTTGAGGTCGGTCTGAGCGAACTCGCCAACCCGAATGTCTTTCGAGTCATCGTCAAACGTCCACAGCCTCGACGCTGCAGCTTTGGCTTTCTCAGTCTCCGAGGTGGAAGTCCAGCCGAGCACATACCGTTGCCGGAACGCGCCGTAGTGCTGGGCGACGAGCAGATCGAACGTCGTGAAGTCGAGCTGATCCTGCAGCGGCATTATCGGGGTGATCTCCGAACACGGGGACCCTTCGAGGTCTTCGGTGTTCTGGAACCTCACGACCGGGCACACTCCGGCGTTGTGCTCCATGCTGTCGATCAGCTGCGGTGCCCATCGAGTGGTCGTTGCTTCTGCGGCCTTTGGGTCCTCAATGAGGTCGTACACATGGGTCTCGTCGTACAAGCGGTACAACGTGTCACCCATTGCCCGGTGCACCTCAAGTGCGTACTTCGGCCAATCTAGATCATCAGCGTATGCGGCGAGCATCTGCCTGGGGGATGCACCTCGGATGAGTGGTTGAGGGTCACCCGGCAACACGGACGCGTAGGAGGTGCCGTAGGCGAACGCTGCACGGTGCACGGCGCTCTGATGCTTGTCCATCCGGTTCGCCTGCCACGTGTCCCACACCGGATCGTTCTCGCGGGCGTCCTCATCACGGAACCCAACAGCGAACATCGACTGGGCTGGCACGTTCACAACGAGCGAGCACACATTGACCCGAGACATCTTCGCCATGTGACCGACCTCGGTCGGTACGTTCTCCGGCATGGCCGGTACAGACTGCTCCCCACGCCAGTAGTTGCGGATCTCATCGAGCGTGGTCGCTTCCGCCGCGCGCATCTCAAGGAGTTTGCGAGTGACGTCAAGGACCTCTTCAGAGTCGAGCAACGCTCACCACCTCCTCACAGGAACGACGCCTGGCCGGTCTTCGCTCTGGTCCGATCCGAAGCGAGCACGAGCCGGCGCACCATGCGAACGCCGATCATGCAAACGCCAGCGTCGATCTTCTTCGGAGACGAACGGGATTCCTTGCCAACCGACACGCCCCATCGATTGGGGCGCCGCCGGCAGTTGACTACATGGCGAGTGAGCAACGGATCGTCGTCGTGAGTAAACAGTCCGTCGATGATCTCAGCGTCAGCGAGCTCGGCCGCCAGAGTGAAGTCGCGCGTATTCGATCTCATGTCCCACGCGATGGTCTGCGGGTCCTTCCCGGCAGATACGGCATGAACAGCCAGCCGGTCACCGAAGCGGCGAGGCCATTCGATCTTTACGAACGATTCCCACTCCTGAACATCTCCGAAAAACCCGACGACGTTGTACCGGTCGAACACCTCATCCACAGCGAGATCCACATCGACCACATCGACCACATCGTCGGCGTCATGGGACGGGTTGGGTTCCCAGATCGTCGGCCGGCCATCAACGGTGCGAGGCACGAACACGTGCCCGTCGGACACACAACACCCGACCACCGCGGTCGCATCCCGAGACTTCGAACCATCGAAGAACAGCACGACCTCTTCGTCGGCATCGATGACCCTGTCCGGGTTGGCGAGCTGCGCCCAGTCTTTCGGATCACACCAGGCGTCCTCGTGTACCGACGGCCAGTTCAGATACTTGCGCTTCGATTCCGATGGCTTCGACCTCGGGGACCAGATCCGCTCGAGGATCGGCTGCACATCAACATTGCCGTCCGGACCGGTCTTCCAATCACAATCGCCGTACACCCACTGCAACGCTGCGGTGAGCGAATCGGGGTCGGCCAGGTCGGTGTCAGCCGGAGCGAGGCGGGCGTCGTACAGGATCCGAGATTCGCCGCGCAGTCGGCCCTCTTCCTGGGCAACCCACGCATCCCATGACGACTCAGCGACCGAATCGAGACCAGGAACCCATGCGTTCGCGGTCTCCAACATCCGAGAACCGGACTTGGCGAGGTTGTCCTCGAGCGTCGCGGCGAGCTCAGGGCCCGAGTTCCCGGGTTTCCAGTGTTCGGTTTCGTCAGCGACGATGAACGACGACTCCGCACCCTCCGATGCAGTCACGCTCGATGTGATCACCTCAAGGGTTCCTTCGGGCAGCTTGTAGTAACGGGTCTTGCCCGGATCAAGTTGGAACTCCTCAACGACCGGCGACCCCTTCGGGGCGAACGCCCGCACCATGCGCATCGTGTTCGCTGTCTGCGATTCTGCGGTAGCTGCGATCTGCACGAGTGGCATGTCAACCTGCCGGCCACGACAACCACCAGGCATCCGATCATCGAACCGGGCGAGACGCACAGGGGCACAGAATTCGATGAGCGCGAGGACTGCGGCGAATGGGGACTTCCCTGAGCCCTTTGCCAGGCGGCGAACACCGTGGTGGAACAGCCAGTGGGCGTCGGAATCGAGTGAATACCACCAGAGCAGAAACCGCAACTGGTCACGGGTGAGACGGAACGGCTTGCCGGCCCTCGGCCCGTTCGGTTGCACGAGCCATGTTTCAGCCCACTCGGCGGCGAGCCAACCGAGTGTCAGATCAGGTTCACCGAGCGGAAGTGTGGAGAGGCGACTACCCGGAGTCGCGGAGGCGACGGCGAGCGTCTTCGATCCAGGAGACATCAGCGGCCTCCTCATCCTCGGAGCCGTCACCTTGGATCACGACCCGCTGCTGTGCTCGCGCATACGGGTTCAACAGAAACCGGTCCTCAAGCTGGCGAATCTCGGCGAGAACACGCGCATCGGCGACAGTCGAATGCTGCAATCGCACCAAGCGAGTCAACGCAGCGACATCAGCCTCATCCCAGAGGACAGCAACAGGTCGATCCCACATCCGACCCCAGGTCACCATCGCCAACTTGCCGAGCTTGGCCGTTGGATCAGGCACAGCCGAGGGTCGATCGCTGGCCCTCAAGATGATGCTGTCTCTCGTTGGGTTCGGGTTCCGCTTCTGACCGTCCGGCTTCGGCGGTCGTCCGCCTCCAACACCCTTCACGGCAACCCCTCCCACGGAATCGAGGAATCATTGCAACCCCGAAGCGCTAA